GCAGTGTACGGGTGATAGCCTGGCTCGCCGTCCGTGAAGAATGTAGTGACAGCGATCTGGGCATTTGGGATCTGATTGCCACCACTCGTTGTCGAGGAGTAGACGGCGACAGCCCATTCCTTCACGGTGCCGTCTAACCAGAACGTGACATTTAACGCAGTGGCATTGCGACCGTTGAGCCCGTGCGCAATTCGCCGAACACTTCCTGCTGGCGACAAGGTGAGTTCGGCGTTTGGCTGCATATCCTTGCCCAACTGGTAGCCATAGTTCAACGGATAGCTGGCGTCAGCAGCCACAGTGAGGAACATGGAGTTCGGCAGCGCCAGGCGATTAGGGTATCTTGACTCAACTTCGCTGTACAAGAATCCACCAGCCTCGGCGTCCTTCTTGCCGACACCAGCCTGCCAGTCGTCCATTACCCAATACGACCAGTTCTGCAAATCGTCGTAATTACCTGCGCCTGTCGCCAACTTCGCAGCAAACTGATTCGCTGGGGTCTTGCTGTATAAGTCGGTGTTAACGATCATGTAATCGTAGAGCGTTCCAGGCGCCCCAAGTTTAATGTGTCCAGGCATAGCTATTCCTTATGACAATGTACTAAAGCAGAGACCGTCAAGCTGTACGTAATCGACGCTGCCGGAGCTTAGATAGATCTCTCCGCTCGCCAAGACATCAACACGATCCGCTCCACTTAATGCACTAGTATGCACACCATACAGGCAGCGAGCGGGAGGTCTATAGCCCGCTGGCAGTGTGGCGATAGTCGTACCTGTCCCGCTCGTGCGCTTGACTAAGCCGCGAAGAAAGACCATATCGCCAACTTTTTTATATTGACCCGCTTGATAGTCCCCGCCGTAATCTGTCCAGCCAGACCCGAACGATAGACCGCTCCACGCCGTGCCAAGTCTTGACCATACAATCAGCGCCCCACCACCGCCACCGACCTCAATGTCGCCGGTGTTAACGTCGTTGATCATAGTTTTTCCGCCGATAGTTCCGGGGCGGATATAGTTGTCTTCATTAGACCCGTAGTGGAAATGAGTGTTGTACCCAGTCCCACGAATAACGAGGGTGCCGTCTGCGCTACTCCCCTTACTTATCGCCGCACCAGCAGCCATCTCTGTGTAAGCGGCTCCGAACCCACCGTTGTAGCCCAGCGTAATGACGCCGGCACCCACCCGAATAAAGTCGACCCGGCTGTCGGCGTCGTGGAAGCCTATGACGGTATGATTCTCACCAGTCAGTAGGATAGTGCAACCGGCGTCCGACCAGTTGCTCGTGGTCGGCGTGTAATTCACGTTACGTCTACCGGCTGCGATACCGCCAGGCGACGGGGTGAACTCTCCCACGTTGGACACCTCAAGTCCACCAACGACTCTATGGTTGCCGTTCATGTGTACATTGCCAGAACTGTCCATGATCAGATCGTACACGGCGGCAGCGCTGTCGTTGTCAGCCGTCGAGCGAATCACGTACAGGTTACCGTCGCTCGAATACCCAATGCCACGACTGATTGCACTACCACCCTTGAGCCACTGGATAACATAGTCACCGACGAGGGTGAGTCCTTTGCCCCACGTATCCGTTGTCCACAAACCAGTCGGCTTATCGATCTTGTTAGCTAGCGCAGTATTGACTTGCGTGATTGTGTAATAGCGCATGTCGAGCACGCCGCCAGTTAACTCAAGCTTTGTGAAGAAGTTCGTTCTGATCCACTGGTAGATATCACCAATCATAGTTGTGTCCCCCACGACCGCGAATAGTGGTGACTAGTCGGGTCCTCTTGAATGGAACCGACACCGGTATACCCAAGTCGAATCTTAGTCTTGCGAGCGGGCACGTAGCGGCGCCAGTACGCGTCCGCATTCTGCTGGTTATACAAAGCCAATCGCTCATGGTTAGCCCGTTCGCTCTCGGCAGCGTTCGTCATGAACAGGCTGTGTAGGAAGCTGGTTGCGTGGTAATACATTTGCCCATACAGATCCATTCGGTGTACACCAATGCCCCAGTAGACACTGCTCGCGTCGTTATGACTGGCAGCGGCTGTCCCGTTCAAGCCACGTAGCAACCCACTAAGTGTCGTCGTCGACGCGCCGTAGGTAACCCCAGCATAGTGAATCCATTCCTTGTCGATCTTGATATAACCAGATTCGTCGACCGAGTTTATCGCCGTCGCCAGCGTCAGGCTTGTAGCGTCGCTTGTTAGAGCTTCGTCCAGGGCGGGAAGCGTCAAGGGTACTTGACTGTTTGGTGCCCACCATACGATCCGCGCGTCGCCGGCCGGAGGAGAAAACTCCAAGCGCAGCCGTTGACCGCCGTCGCCGTCAGGCTCCAGGCTGTATCCACCGATATCTACCCACGTATCAGCGTCCGAAGAAATGCCTGACACATGCAGCCAGTTGTTGGAGTAGCGGCGCTGCTGTGGATCAATCGGTCCTCTGATATAGATAGGGATAGTGTAATCAGACTGTCCCGCTACCCAGCCGCCAGGTAACTCATATAGGTGAGGAACGCTGACGCGCCCGTGCCACGTCAGCAAGCAGTCGTTGATTGCAGAGTAGACCTCGTCGCTCGACCAACGGGCGGCACTTGGGTCCCGAAGTCGTATCCTAATATCTGCCATCAATTCACTCTGTGTTCTTAGGTATGGAACAATCATGTTAACCCCTTAACTAAACAAAAGGCGACCATCACATGTGATAGCCGCCCCCGTTTGTTACTTGTACATAGAGACTACTGTGCGGTCAGCACGCCACTGATAGTGATATCGCCGGAGCCATACGTACTGACTCGCGCTCTGAACTGCACCAGTCCTGTCACGTCCACAGAGTACAGTCCATCGGCAGTAGCGGTAAGGGCGGGCGTACCACTAGCCAAGGGTGTCACAAGGAGTCCGTCCCAGTCCGTGCCGTTGACAGTGGCTTCCCAGGTAATCGTGTCTCCGCTGATACCGGACACCTGAAGCGTCAGGATCTTGTATGATCCTTTCGACAGGTCCGTACAGTTAATCGGAGTCCCGTCGCCAGTTGTGGCAGCATTCTTCTGTAAGTCCTTGGTGATAAAATTTGCACCTGAAGTATTCATAGCGCCTTGTCCTTTCGCTACGGCGATTACAGCAGGTAGCAGATTCTCACTGTGGCAGCGCCGGCACTGATAGCTGTGAAGTCACTATTGCCAGTCACGGTAAGCGTCACGGTCGCCTCAGCGGTATGAATCTTCGTACCACTCGGTACGCCCATGTCGATAGCATTCGCTGTCGTGAACACGGACGGCGCACCGGTGTTGTACCGATCCACGTCCGTTCCGTCGCCAATGGTCATGACCGCCGAGGTGTTGCCGGTAAACCCGGTAACATTCAGCAGCAAGGCTTGTTGGACCCAGGCACCGACAGGAATCTTCTCGGTAAGGGCGAGCGTCCCAACGGCGCTTCCGCCGTCAGTGAACTGCGAGAACAGAACGCGTTGCTGCAGAACATGCATGCCCATTGACCAGTCGTCGTCGCGCAGGTTGTTGTTGCGCTTCGTGTACCACTTGCGAATCGTGGCGCTCTGGGCATACATATATAGTGAGCCGACAGGTAGCGACTTGAATGGTTCAGCGTCCCCGTCCGGCGCCACAGTACCAACGCGCACTTCAGGGAACTGCAACCCTGTCATGAAGTCATACTTCTGTTGGTCGGTGAAGTTATGTAAAATCATTTGCTCGTCTCTCCTTTAATGGGCAGCCGTGTTTCGCACGACCGCCCATAGCTTAGCTGCTCACACTGAAGTTCTTGATAACAGCGTGGGCTTTTTCGTTAGCCACGACGAGCGAGTACTCACCGACCACCTGACCGCGCACGAAGTCGCCGGTCTTAGCCAGGGGCTCTTCGCGCCAGTCGCGCAGCGTACACCAACCGCACAGATCGCGCTGAGCGATATGGAGGCGATTGGCAGGCATCCAGCGATTGAGGACAATGTCCAGCTCACCGAAGTGAGTGAGGATCTTGGTGATTACGATACCACCCGTGTTCTCACTGCGCTCAGTACGCACACTGCCGGCATAGAAGCTGGTCAGCTTGCGGTGCCCGAACGAGTTAGTGACAATGGTGTTGGGCTTACCGCCCGATCCCCATGCGTCCTCGACTGCGTCCTCGAAGGTCTTCGGGTCAAGCGAGGCGCTGCTCATGTCGGTAACGTTCGTGGTGACAAAGGTTTCAAAACCACCCATGGCACCAGCAACGCCGTCAGAACGTTGAATGCGCTCGCCTTCGCTCCAGGTCCGTTCGAGGTCAATCATTAAATCGCCGGCATTACCCTTCTTGCCGTCGCCACCACCGAGCCCACCGATAGCCTTCATGAGCTCGTACTTGTAGCGGTCGGGAATCCCGTAGCGCGTAGTCGCGTCCATCTCGCTACCGGAGATCTTGATCTCGTGGTGGAAGATTTGGCTGTAGTTGTGCGGCGCCGTTGGGATAGTGTACGGCTGGGCGTCACTCTCGTCGCCTTCTTCGCGGGCGCTGAACAGGTAGGTGACAACGTCAGCCGTGGTATGCGCAGCAGCGTCGGTAGCGCCCCACCCGCGCACGACGGTCAACGTGTTGCCGGCCCGTGAAGAAACGTACATCTTCTCGCTGTTAACCTTAATCACGTCGCCCGGTTTGAACTTGGTGCCGTCGACAACGTCGACCCCGGTCTCCGAGTTATCCAGGTCTTCACCCAGGGCGTCGGCGCGAACCCGACGTGTGTCCTCGATCCACTCCACTTTGTGGTTCGGGTAACCCTGCATACGAATGCGCTTGTGCGCGTCGAGACCGAAGTAGCTGATACACGGGGTATCCGCAGGGTCGATCATCTTGATAATATTTGAAATCGTTCGCTGTGTAGTGATTGTATCGGCGAACGTTTGTAACATGCCCTGTGCCATTGTCAATTACTCCTAATTACTAGAAGCGCAATTTGACGTTTTTAATGTCGGCTTCGTTCATAACGTCCAATGCCAGACTTACGTTGTTTTGCGCTAAGGCTCGTTCGTAGCGTTGTTGTAGCTCTGCACCGACTCCACTTGGGGCACCGCCCCCAATGTCGACGGAGTTCGCTTCTCGTCTCTCAATCCGGGCTTCAGCTAGTGCAGCGGCTTGCTTCGGAAGACTATTGGCTAGCGCCAGGTAAGCGCGCTCCCATGCGTCGTCAGCGTCCTGCGCGTCAGCCAGCAAGTCAACTGGAGCCGTGACTCCAACCTTCTGTGACGCCTGCGAGATTCGATTAAAGATTCGTTGGCGCCCGTCGAGTTCGGCTTGCTGGCGCAACAGAAGCTCATTCTGCCGTCGTAGCTTATTGATCTCGTACTGAGCTTTCCCAACGTCGTCTAGGTCACGGGTGGTCAACTGCTCCAACTGTTGCTCGTGTTGACTCAGGCGCTGCGCTAGCTCCTGCTTCTCACGAAGCGACTGTTGTCGCAATGCCTCGTACCGCGAATCGAAACTCTTCTGGTACTCCTTAAACTCAGGCAGCTCCTGCAAGTTAATTTTCGCCGGCTGCCCCGTCTGTTCCTGTCCGGCTTGTCGGTCAGTACCTGGCTGGCTTGTCGACTCCTGGCTTACCGGGTTCTGTCCAGTTCCAGTGTCAACTCCTACCGTACCGAACAACTCCTGTTCAAGACTCATGTGAAATGCTCCTAGTTTAGAAACAAAAAAAAGCGGGAACCCATGACCCGCTATTACGGCAGATCACAGATTCCCGCTAAGACCTAAAGTCCCGGCTGAGACTTATTCAATTACCAACAAGTATAACCGAATGGTTATGATTTGTCAATACCCTTTCGCATAACTACCAACCCTGTCGCCAACCTCTGAGTCCTGGGCGCCATGGCTGAATCGCATTCGCCTGTGGCATCATGTCAATAGGTAGTGGCTGAGCCTGAACCTGCGGCATCATCTGCGCCGTTTGTGCAGCCTTCAATGGCTTGGGGGGTGGCGGATCTTTCTTGCCAAACTTGTAGTTCACGTTACCGGTCCCGTCAATCCAAGCCGGCCGCTTGATACCAGTCGCCTTCTCATACTCTTGCCAGTATGCTGCATTGTCCATTTTACTTCCCTCCTCTAATCCATGACGGCGACCACCGCTTCGGTTCGCCAGGTCGCAACTCGCGCCCAGTATTCATCCAGCTCGTGTCGATCCTGGACGGTGCATACCCGCGAATCGACGGCTGCTCACCCAGACCCCTGGCTAAACCCTGTCCGTAGACAGGCTGAATGTTTACCTGAGTGCGTCCCTTCGGTGCCTGACTGTAGCCACCACCACCACCACCACCACCACCAGATCTACCGCTGCCAGTCGAGCCTGAACCAGACCCCTCTTTCTTGGGCAGGTTCCCGTACCACCACTCGAAGAACTTGGTAAGCTGAGGATACTTGTCGTAGTACCCGCGCTTCATTGCACTGTTCCAGCCCCGCTTGTATCCTTCGACGACGGTCCAGATATCCTCGCCAAACATAACCTTCGCTTCGGCATAGTCCTTGCCGAAGTTGTAGGAGAACTCCTCCTCGCCTTGAGCGCTCTCGTCCTCGCTGGAGGGTCTACCGTTGAGCCAGGAGTGAAACAGGAAAGCGTTGGGGTTGGAGTCCCAGTATTCCGATCTCGCCTTGCGTGCCTCGTCTGTGTCGGCGTAGGCTGGTGCTAGCGCCCATTGTGCCAGGGCGTTGTCGCCGAATAACTCGGTAGCCGTCTTCATCTCGTCCTTGTTATAGGCATAGAGATTAATGGCGCGCATGACCGGGTTGTCCTGAATAAACTTCTTGCGAGCCTCGCCCTTCGGCAGAGCATAGTACTGGTCCCACATTGTGGCGCCACCCTCACCGAAGTAGTCGGCAACGCTCGCGCGTCGGGCAGCGAACTCGCCACGCTTCCGCTCGTACTCTGCATTCTTGGCGGCGCGCTCTTGCTCGATCTGGTCTAATCGCTTCTTCTCTGCCTCCGTCTTGTACTTGTCTTTGTCGGCGGCGATAATTGACTGAGCGTCCTGCGGCGTCGTGGTCATAGCTGCTGAGTCGAGCGCCGTGCTGCCCTTCATCCAGTTAGGCATGATCTGTTGACTGCCGCCCGTCGTCAGTTGACCAGTTAACCACTTCTCTCTCTTAGCGTCGACGGCAGCCTTCTCTTTCATATAGGCAGCTATTTGTGCCGGCGTCCCACCCTCTGGGTATTCTGGGTAAGGGAACAGTAGTGGCGCCTGCTTCAGTATACTCTCCTGGAAGTTATCCTTTTGCTCGACCGGGTTGTAGCTCTTTGGCTTATCGCTGGCGTCGACCAGATCCGCCGAAGGCCACTTCGCTTCGATATCCGCAATAACAATATCAACGACGACCTTTGAGAATTCATTAGGGTCGATAGACGCAAGTTTGGCTGGATCGACGTACTGCTTTGCAAGCTCATAGATAGCATTGCTCCGGGCGTTATCTATCTCCTTCTTACTGGCGCCAGGGTTACTAGCCAGGAGATTATCTACAGCAGAGTTGCCAGCGGCATACAGTGCCTCGCGGGCAGCCTGGGTCTCTTCGATCAGAGCCGACTTCGCAGCCCTCGCTCCAGGTCTGACATCCTCTGTGTCACGAATTGAGCCTTGGCTGAACTTCGGGCTGAGTTCTGGATACTGGTCAAACGTGTAGTTCTGGGCAGTCTCTGATCCATACGGGTTGGTGTATGCATTGTATTCGCGGTCCCGGTAAGTTTGGCTCGCGGCTACCGCCTTATTCTCGTCCGTATCAAACGGACGCACGCCGAACCCAGTGAGCAGGGAGGAGCTTGCAGCTATCAATTCTTTATTGGCTGCTCGTCTAGTCGCTTGGTCGAGAATCTCTGTCAGTCGGTCACCTACTGCCGCTTGCTCTGGTAGCTCGTCTTCGCCTGTCTTCATTTGCCGGAGAATGTCCTGTGCCCATTGCGCTTCCTGTGCGGTAATCTCTCCCTCGCTCACCATCGTGGTAAGCTCACGGGCTACGTTATATTCATAGTATCCCGGTCTGATTGCGTTCGGCAGATTGTATCCGAGCAAGTAGGTCGCAGCCCAGCCAGCCAGGCGCCCTTGCGGTAAGAAGCTCGCCGGGTAGATATCTTGACTATATGGTTTCCCGTCAACGAGATTCCCAAGCATTTGCGACCCAGTCTTGATCCAGGGATACGGTGAAGCATTGGCAGCAGCCATGGACTCGACGGCGAACGAGTAGGCATTGTTGGCGCTTTCAGGGTCGGCGTAGTCGTTAGCGGTAAACATACCGAACGTGGGCCAGTACTTAGACGGCGACACACGCAGGTAGTAAACCGTGCCGTTGCCCATGTCGATCGGGATAGAGCCCTGGTAACGATTGGGGTCCCCGCGCTGTTGCTGCATTTCCTTCAGTTCGCGCTCCGCTTGCATTACCCGGCGCCAAATGTGTGGCTCGAACAGGGCGCGCTCCAGGCTGTTCTTCGCCGAACGGGTGAACCAAAACCCGTATGGAATCAGTGTACCCATGACCTCGTCGAGTCGGGTGGTATTGGCGAAGTCGACCATGGTAAAGCTGCGCATTTTGTTGCCGAACTCAGACGCGATAAACTTCGCATTGTCCCATGCCGGCAGAGCTGTCCGTCGAAACTCGTCGACCGCCCGCAGACTCTGACCTTGCGACAGCGCACCCTTGGGAGTCAAGATATCGTCTATGTTCGCAGCGACGTACTGGTAGATATTCTGTAACTGCTCCTTGGCGTGCATGGCAGCCAGGGCGATATCGGGAGCCTGAGCCCCACCGAGTCCTGTGGTTGCCTTACTCGTTGCTTCAGAGATCTTCTGCATGTCCTTCTGCGCAGCAGTTGAGCCAAGGTTCATGTTCTTCTTGACCTGTAGCGCAGCGCCCGTAACACCGTCTGGCGCGTCAATGATTGCCTGCGCCTCGTCAGCGAATGGGTTCACGCTAGCGATATTGTCAAGCTCAAGCTCGACCTGCCCGTCGATCTCCTGTTGGGTGATCCCCTTGTAACGGTCCTTGATATCCTGTGGCACCTGACCGTCAGCGATACGAGTCGTGGTTCCATCCTCGCGGCGAACTATCCAGTCGGTGACCGGTTGCTGGGTAACCGACTTCTGCGGTCCCCTCATATCGGTGCGCTGGACGTTGACCTGCTCCGGGCGAATTACCTCGACGACACCGTCGATACCAGCGTCAAAGCGCAAGCCAGTCTTAGCCTCTACGCCGAGACCGTCGCTGACAATGTTGCGCGTAGCCAGACCCCAGACTTCCTTCTCGTACTGTCTGAGCTGGCGCCACACTTCGTTACGGATCTGGAAGTAATCTTCCCACTTGCCAGACTTCATAGCGGAGTCAAGTGCCAAGTCCAGGTACGAACGAGCCTGCGCTCCAGCCATCTGCACATTCTTTTCGGCGCTGATAATATAGTCCATGGCGTTAACGTCTACGAAGCGGCGCGCCGCCGCATACGTTCTAGCCACAGCCTTATCGCTGATTTGCCGGCCGGCTTCGATTATTTGGGCGAGTCGCTGGTCGTATGCCCCGGAGCCTGGCTCCAGGCGAAGTGTGTCCCATAGCTTCTGCTCGTTGACCTGTGCAGCTCGTTCCAGGATATCCCACTGGCGCACGTTCGGTCGGAAGTCTTCGCCCTTAGCAATGGCGGCAGCGCTGCTCTCAAGCAGATTGCTGACCTTGGCATTGCGCTCGTCCCACAACTGTCGAGCCTCTTTCCAATAGTTGCCCCAGGCTTCAGCGCGCTGGGCTGCCGGCATCATGTTCGCTTGTTCAGCCAGGGCGCCGAGCTTGGCGCGCACGTCGGAGGTCATATCATTAACCATGCCCCAAACGTCGTACAGGACATAGCGATTGTCTGGGTTGGCGGCGTCGGTAACAACGTTGACCAGGGTCTCCATTCTGCGCTGCACGTCCTGCATGGCAGTGGTCGTGCTTTTCTTCCAAGCCGTAACCTCGTCAGCCGATACGCCGGCATACTTCTCTGCCATCTTGCCAGCCTGAGAAAGATCGGCAGTGTCCTGCATTACCTCTTCCTTCATCCAGACGTGGCGCTGTGGTACGACAGGAGCCTCTTGAATAAGGTTGTCCCAGTACTTGTTGGCGTCCACCATCCATTGCTGGAGCTGGGTCATTGCCGTCGCCTTATCGGGAGCCTTTCGGATAATGTCGTAGAAACCTTGCAGACTGTCAGGAGACAGGGCGTCAAGCCACTGGCTGTTGACGTTTGTTAAGCTGAAGACGCGCGTTTGACCATTGAGTAGCTTGTTGAACTCCTCGGTCAGATTCCCACCGCTGTACCCAACTTCAAACAAGTGATCCGTAATTTGGCGAACCTGCTTCGGATCGACAATCCCAACGTTCTGCAAGATTGGCGTCAACGTGTTGGCGAGAATATTGCGCCCAGTTCTCTTTAGGGCATGTGTCACGCTTTGGTAGTAGACCCGCTTGCCCATATTCTCGTCGATAGAACTATAGGCTTTTCTGACTGGTTCGAGAATCTTGCCAGCTAGTCCGACTGGCTTAGCCTGACCAGCCATACTCATGGTTGTATCGACTCCCTGCAACCCGCGGACGGTCGGGTCTACTCCGTACAGTTTAGCCAGGTGGTCGTCCATCTTACTCAGCGCGCCGCCAGCGAACGACCCGTCGCCGATTGCTGTTGCCACGCCGCCAATGATATTGGTAACCCATGTTCCTGGTGAGGCGTAGATATACATTGGCGACACCACACCGCGCGCCGCTGAACCGAATGCTCCAACCACACTGGTCTGGGCATTCGTCTTCTTCTTTAATTGTCCAGCAATGGCTTGTTGCTGCTTGCGGGCGTCGGACAGCAGCATTGGTTCTGATTGACCAACGACTTTCTTTGCACTATCGACGTACTCGATCACGTACTGATCGCCTGGTACTGTCTTCAGCCTGGTCGTGATTGTTCCGAGTGGCGCACTCCCCAGCTCGTTGGCGACGTTGTAGAAGCGGTAGCCGCCTACGTTCATTGCCTCATTCAACTCGGAAGCAAAGTCAATCTTATTGAGCAGTGGTCCCTCGGCTAATGACTGCGCTGTGTTCAGGAACTCGCCAGCCACTTGCTGGAAGATACGGATCGGCTCCTTGATATTCTGTAGGTTCATGGTGCCGAACCGAATGAGACCGTCCTCACCGGCGCGCTCAAGTAACCCAGCACTCTGGAACAGGTTGGCGTCCATACCCGTAATCAGCTTAGACGGGTCCTGTGCCATTTGGCGCATGAGAATCTTGGCGTCCGCAACCGTGTCTACGTCGGTCATTAGATTGGCAGTGAACCGGTGAAGGGCGTCCGTAGCCTGGTGAGCCTGCGCCTGCCCAGTTGTCCACCAAGACTTCGGGTTCCACAATGCCATTGGGTTATAAGTGCTGCGCTCAGCCATCATGGCAGCCTTTGTCTGCGGACCAACAGCGAGTGTCGCCAGATCTTCGGCGACCTTCTCCGCTGGTTGCAGCACGTCGCCGGCAGTCGCCGCCAGGCGCCGACCTTTAATCCCAAGCTCAAGTCCTTCAATGATTCCGCTAGCAAGATCCGTAATGTCTGGCTGTAGTAACTCGAACGCTAACTGGCGCCAAATATTTGTGTTGTCATTTACCAGGGCAACCGGGTGTGTATTCTGAAGCTTGTAAGCCTCGGCACCCTTGTCGGCAGCCTGCGCCCAGAGTTCAGCGCGAGCGTCCTCGTCCTGCTCGGCAGCACCGGCTTCGTACAGGCGACGAGCCTCGTCGGTCAACGTCTTCACGGTAGTGCTCTGGTCGACAAGGGCGTCGAATGTTTTCGCCACCGACGCAGGATCAGCCCAGTTTAGCTGAGCACGATCTCTGTTTCTGGCGATATCAACGGGTGACATGCCGGCCGCTTGAGCGGCCGTTGGTGTTACCGCTTCGTCATACTGGCGCAGAACGTCCTTGAATGTATTCATGAAGGCAGCACCCACGCCGCCGTCGTCTTGCTGGAACGGTTCCTTCACCGCTTCCAGTAGCCCAGTGGCACCGGCAACCAGACCCTGCCCCAGTGTCACACCGTCAGTGACAGGAAGGGCATTGGTCAAATCTTGTGTCGCCTGCAGACCACTAGCTACATTCATAGCTTGATCGGCAATGTACTGTGTTGGTCTAGTGGAGCCAGCAACCCCACCAACCAGAGACGCGCCGAGTCCCAGCTCAGCCCCGGCGATATCGAGAATATTCCCGTCGCCCATGGTCTGCTTGGCGAGCGCTCCTTGTAGTCCGCTCCATGCGTCACCGACATTGCCGGCAGCATCCTGCACCCATTCGCCCCACCCGCGTCCGGCATTACCCTGTCGCTCTTGGTAGCGCTGGTCAATGTCGTATTGCATACGCTCGACGGCGGCACTATCTCCGATCGCCTGCCCTGCCAAGCCTAGCATGTTCCCTGCCTTGTCCCATAAGCCCTCGCCTGGCAAGGCATTGTATGCTTGGGTAGCGGCAGCAAGCGGAAGACTGGCGTTCGCCATAGCCTGATTACCGCCGCCGAATTGCTGTATGCCCCAGCCACGACTCTGTACCGGGGCATAGGGATCGACGGGTGTAATGGGAGCAACCACCCTGGAGTCAACCGTGGGCGACTGTACGGGGGGTCCCTGCAACGAGAAGCCAAGGTCTGGTCTATCTACCGTATAGTCCATTGGAGGCGCTTGTGGCACGTCGTAGTTGACCATGTTGGCAATGGGGTCAGGCTTTGCTGGCGCCTGCCATTGACGAAGAGCGTCCTCCAGCGGATCTTTTGCCACCACCGTTGGGGCAGGCTGGTACTGAGAGAGCTGCGATCTCCAGTGCGCCGCGAACTCAGCCGCTCGCTGTTGTTCGTTATTTACTGGCGGAGGTTGCTGAGGAGTAGGTTGCTCCTCCCCGTCCCACCAGTCTACAAATGAATCCCACCATCCAGCCATTAATCACTTGACCTTCTTATCGATAATCAAACGGGAGACTAGAAGTTTCTTACCCACCGGGCATTGGGGCGCTGATTGCGACCGTATGCCTGCATGATAGCCATTTGCTGTTGTGCGGCGATCTGCTCACGGGCGAGGGCAGCTTCTTGCGCCATTTGCTGCTGGCGATAGACGTTGAGGTCAGCCTGCGTCTGCGCGTCGAGACCGTACCGGCGAGCCAGCTCCTGCTCCTGCGTTGTTAACTGGCGATTCTGTAGTCCATAATTCTGGGACTGTGTAAGTTCAGCCAAGGCTGCATTTCTCGCACCAAGGTCCAACTGACCAGTCTTGTACATTTGATCGATCTGGTTCGCTTGCGCCTGGATATCAGCATTGCGATTACCCAGACCAAGCTGCCCCTGTTGGTATGCCGCATTCTGCTGGTTGACATAATCGCTTTGGCGCAATCCCTCACGAGCCGAGTAGTCCTGCAGACCGAACTGTTGCTGAGAGAACTGCTGCTGCCACTGATCGTTACCGGTCTGGCGTGCATAGTCCTGCGCCCACTGGTTGGCTGCCTGCTGCGCCTGCCACTCAGCCATTTGCTGTTGCTGAGTAGCCAGCCCCATGTTGAATTGGTCGAGTCCCTGTTGATAACCGAACGTTTCTTGCCAACGTCGATTCGCCTCATTGGCGTCCTGGGAATATTGGTATGAGTTTTGTTGCAGTTGCCAGATAGGTACGTTAGCCTGGACAGCTTGCAGTGCAGCCTCGCGCTCGTCGTTGGACTGCAAGGTCGTCGGGTCGAGACCCTGGTAGTAACCGAACTGGTTTGCCTGGACCTGCTGTGGCTGGCTACCCATTTGGTACTGCGGAATAGTCGGGTTGTAATATTGCGACTGCTGTCGTGTAATCCCGCCCTGCCCAGGTAATGGGTCCGGCTGGTAAGGGCGCTGTTGCTGAACGCCACCACCACGTCCGTAACTGCTGTCGTATGGGTTGGCTTGGCGCGTCATGCCCTGTCCGTACTGAGCGTTCTGCGGTTGTGCATAGGTTGGTCCCTGAGTGCGCTGCGCCTGCGCCCCTTGACGAAGGGCATTGCTTACCCCACCACCGGCGCTGCGGTTCATACCCATGCCGGTGTCCATGCCGTATGTCGGATACTGATTTGTTGCCATTGATTAACCTCCTTGCGGTAACCCCATCATTAGATTCATTTCCTCGCCTGGCGGAAGCGGTCGTCCCATTAGCTGGGCGAATAGTGCCGGGTCCGCGTCTGGCGGCAAGCCTAAGTTCTCTGGTTCCATTTGCCCTTGCATTACGGGCGGCACCCCAGGACCCAACATGTTCGGCGGTTGGATCGGGGGCGGCGGTCCCATTGGCGGCATACCTGGTGGCATGGGCGGCATGGGCTGTCCTGCCAACTGTCCGTCAATTGTCTGCGGGGGTGGACCAAACATTTTCTCAGCCACCTGTTCCAGCGGCGTGCCCTTGATAATATTCTTCCACGTCTTCGGATAGCGCTCCATTAACTTGACGAGCTTCAGGTTGGGACCGAGCTCTTCGCCGTTCAGTAACTGCTCTGTCCAGATTCGGTCCTGTTCGTCGACAGGCATGGGCATATTGACCCACTTGTCCCACAAGGTTTGGTTGCTCATGCGCCCAGACTCAGCCATGCGCAGCCCGAAGGTCATGCGCTGGATATCGTCCTGCGGCAGATTCGGTCGCAGGGTGACCAGGTTCTCGTAGTAACCATTCATGTCCTTGCCGTACAGACATAGCTTGTACAGCTTGCTATTACGAGAGTCCTTGCCCCAGATATCCACGCCGTCGCCGTCTTCGTCGAACTGTTCGATTAGACCCATGACCGCTTCGTTTACCTGCATGACTGCCATTTCAAGATATTCAAGAGGCGACTTAATTCTCCCCTTGGCTGCGTCGCTGAGTAGCGAAACTCCGTAGCCGGCTTGCATGGAGCCAGCCTGACCATAGAGCACGCTTGGAAATGTCGACTGCTGAATGCCCTGGTCGACCTTGGCTAGCATGGACTCAATGACACCAAGGTTTACCTGCGGCATTACCTGATTAATCCGGGTGCCAGCCGGGACGTTTTCCGTGGCGCCAGGGCGAACCTTGATATCACCGATCTCGTTGCCCTGCTCATTTTCGACAGTGAAGAAGGGCCAGGTTGCCCACAGCATACCCGTCGCTAGGTTGGACTGAAGGCGGCACTTGTATTGCCACTGTCCGTCCAGTGAGTGAAGGATCGACAGACCACGGTGGGACTCGTTCTTCGTCGGGGCGCCGTCGCCATAGACCTCGATAATCGGAATCTCCGTGTAGTTCGTCTTCTTCGGCTTCTTGGCGAACTCGTCCTCCACCACAATCGCATTCCAGATATCGCCAGCAACGTCGTCGCGCCACCAGAAGTCTACGACGCAGACCTCCTTGGTCTCACCTGTCGGGTTGTTGTCCTCGTCCTTCCAGATACTGAGCTTAGGATACCGCTGTCTCACGTTGACAATTTTGTCACGGTACTTGTGGTAGGCATACTCCGTATATAGTGGACCACGTTGGACACCGACATTGATCGGGTCGAGTGTGCGAATCAGAATAGGGAATCGCCGTTTCTTCATGGACTTGGGCAGCGCCTCCTTGATCCACTTCACCTCGAAGCAGGCTCGCCCGCGAACCAGGGAGTACCAGGCTGCGTCATACAGGACGTTGCGCCCCTGCAGCTTGGTGATTTGTTGCCACATGGCTGAGAGAAACTGCTCCTTGCTCTGAGCCAGCTTCTTCGCGTCCTCCGTCTCGTCGTGCGGAGGGCAGTCGATCCGTGGCTGGGTGGCAATCAAGCGCAGGGCGAGGTTGACAATGTCGTATGGGTCAGAGGTGATTACCTGCTCACGGCCGTCTTTCTTGATTGAGTCGTCAAGGCTACGGGTGAAGCCCGCGTCGAGCATCCACATTTTCTCCCAGCGGGCAGCCATTCCTACGTACTCGGCGCGGTCTGCCTCAGTGTTGCGGACCCGTTGTAAAATTCCTTCAGCGTCTAGTTTCATGGGTTTTGATCCAATAAAAAAAGCGGGAAGTGCGAACCCCACTATTACGGTAGGGTCCATACTTCCCGCTGAGACATATCCCGGCAGAGACTTGTTTGGTTAAAGCGTCGGCTTACGTTCGTTCCGGTGCTTGGGTTCGACAGTTCGTTCTTTCTTCAAGAACTTGTCGGAACCTGCTAACATTATAAGCTGCGCCTGCCGAAATGTCAATACCAATTGCTCCAACTCCTGTAGTCTACCAGTGATAGTTGTCACAATGGCACGCAGCTCGATTACCTCTTCCTCCATATTACTGCCCTCCCTACATGTAAGTACGAATCACCGTCTTGCGCTCGGCTTTCGGTCGCTCAATCGCCGCACCGAAGCGGTCGTAGCACCAGTACCCAAGCGCTTTGAAGCCGTCGTTGTTGGCGTCGATAGGGCGTGACGGCTTATTCATACCAGGTTTCCAGTCCGGCCACCGGTATAGTCCCGCTTCAGCGACAATCCCATTTGCCCGACCGTTATAATCACGATCTGAGCGCAGTTGGTAGTCGAATAGAATCAATGGTTGCTTAGCTTCAGGGTGAATCCGCAGTCTTTGTCGGACAACTTCGATACCCTGTGGGATACTGACAGCCCTCGACCGTAGGAAGATACCAGTCTCTTCCTTCCAGATCTGAACCTGTGATTTGTTCGCCTGACGTTGGGTGCCGGCAACGTCGATTACACCGCCGCGAACGTACTTGAACCATGGTCGATCTTTTACCAACGGGATAATGTCGTATGCTGTGATATCGTGCTCGTAGACCTCGTCAATCACGCGGACTTCGGTCAGTGGCATTCTCTCGCCGTTCAATTTGGTATACCATAATCCAGGAAGTGGGCGCCACTGGATAGCGAGGACAGCATACGTGTGTTG